TAATTGTGTTGACAAATCGAATGTAGGTATAAATAACTGTATGATATTGATAGAAGATACTTTAATCGAGAAGAGCTTAAAACAGTTATTACAATGTGATATCAAATTATGTTTCGGTAACCGAGTTTGGCGATCCGGTAAATTATTACTATTTAAGCAGAGTGGTTTCTATATTGAATTGGTAATACAATCAAATAAATTAGAACGGTTTGAAATACCTATTCCATATAATATAAAAACATCCAAAAATAACAATGTAGTTGTGTTTGATTATAGGTTGAACACTTTAACATTTGGAAATGATGAAATTACGAAATTGATAGGTGATATTAGTTTTAATACAAAGAAGAGTAGATTTTATGATACTGTATTGAACATAGAATTTGAGAGGTTTTAATGAATAAGTTCGATCGGTTAGCAAACATAGTAATAAAAGAAACATCTTCTTATAATCTAAATCCAGCTGGTAGAGAACTATTACAACAATATTATGCTTTGATTCATAGCATAGAAGAGGAGTTAATACCTATATTAAAACCTTTAGTAAATGATGTAGATAGATTAAAAAAAGAAATATCAATCCAGATAATTTCAACTATTAACTCTCAGCAAGCTGGTACTCCTCAATTCGAAATCATGTCGAGATTAGATACACTAACAAACGGTGGTTCATCTCCAATCAGCCCTGAGCAATTTTCTTTCAATCAAAACGATCCTATATTAAAATATCTTGCATCTGAGCAAGAATAATATATAATTGTGGTCATGAAAGGTATTAATATGAAAGAAATGAAACACGTATTCTCCATGATCACTGGTGAAACTTATACAGTTGAAGCTGATGAAGTACAGAATCTCGATATAACAAACCAAATTGTGCTAAAGAAACCGTTCCCTAAAAGTTGTAAAAAATGTTACGGAAGAGGGTATATTGGCAATCGTTGTAAGAATGTAGATGGATCGTATCAATCAACAAACGAACTATTCTATTGTCTTACTTGTCTTAAAAAATGCGTCGATCAATAGGAGTATAGATGTCAAAATTATTGACCTACTTTCCTGCAAAATGTACTCCTCGTAAATCACAAAGTGAAGTACTGAATGCAATAGATAGATCCAACAAGAAGTTTATCATCATACAAGCACCAACTGGGTCAGGTAAAAGTCATATATCTGCTACTATTTCTAATTCAAGTACAGATAAAGATCCTAGATTCTGTGATTTGGCTGATCAGCATAGATTATATCAGAGAGCTCAAGGTTTTGGATTCGAGCACGCAGATCTTATTGAAAATCTACCCGCTTCTGGTACAGCGATATTAACTGTAACTAAAGCACTTCAGAATCAGTATGATGAAATTTTTAGTTCATCTAAGATCATTAAAGGTAGAAGAAATTATACTTGCGCTGTTGATGAGGATTTCGATTGTGATCTAGCTCCATGTATGATAACACCGTCTATATTAGAAAAGTGTAAAAAGCAAAATACTTGTCCTTTTTTAAATGCAAGAAGAGACTCTCTTAAATCTAAATTTGCAGTATATAATTACAGTGCATATTTATCATTACCGAAACATCTTCAAAAACAACAATATATTATTTGTGATGAAGCATCAGAACTAGAAGATGAGCTGGTAAAGTACTATTCATGTGTTGTAGATTATGAGCGTATTCGTTTAGATGATTTAGGTATGAAGCGTTTAATGTCTGATAATCCGGGCCATGTGTTTAGATGGTTAAACGATCTAGTAGATAAACTAAAAGATAAACAAGAGTCTCTAGCAGCTCTGTTCAATAAACATAAGAATAATAAACGATTGTTGATGAGTGATTTCAACAAAATGCGTTTATATCGTAATATGTATGAAAAGATTATATTAGTAACTCAAAATTGGTATTCAACTGAATATATTATCGAATTAGAAGCAAAGCAAGTTAAGTTTACTCCACTAAATGTAAATATGTTAGCTAATCTATTCTTTGAAAATTCAGAAAGAGTTTTTCTAATGTCTGGTACTATCATTGATCATAAGACTTTTGCTAATACACTTGGTATTAAAGATTATGAATATATTGAAATTGATTCTGAATTTGATCCAAAACATTCACCTATATACTGTCTAGATAAGTATAAGATGAATTATAAAAATATGGATAAATTTCTACCTAAGATTGTAGATTTGACAAAGCAGATATGTGATAAGTATCCAGATGAAAAGGGGATTATTCATACTCATACATTTAAGATAACACAAGCGGTATCACATGCAGTTAAAGGTAATAAGAGATTCTTATTGAGAGAGCCGGGAGTAAACAATGAGTATCTAATAACTACACATAAATTAAGTACTAAAGGTACAGTTGTGATATCACCAAGTCTTGGGTTCGGTACAGACCTTTCAGATGAATCAGGGAGATTTTCAATTATAATGAAAGCACCATATCTACCGCTTGGTGATAAGAGGATAAAGAAATTAGCTGATAGAAACTATCGATGGTATCAGATGAGAGCATTAGTTAATTTAGTTCAAATGTGTGGCAGAACTACACGTAATAAGGATGACTATTCAGATACATATATTCTCGATGGAACAGCGGTAGATCTGATCAAGAAGAATGTTGATAAGTTACCGAAATATTTTAAAGATAGGTTAGTATAATGAATGACGATTTAAAAGCTTTTGATCCATTACAAAAGGGTAAATATGTTTATATAGAATTTGTACCTCCAGGTCAGGATGGTAAGTTTTTGTATTGTAAAATAGCTGATGTGAGTATTAACGAAGAAGAAAAAGAAGCTGTAATTACAGCAGGAATGTCAATTGTAATGAGACAGATTGTATTTGGAGATAACCGTACAATTACGATTCCTCTTAATATGATGCATTCTAACGTAAAGGTGTATGATAGCATAGAGGCAGGGCTGGAAGATAGCCTTCCACAGAACACAGGTACATATCTAGCTGCTATCACTAAAAATATAGAAAGGTAATAAAATAATGAATACAACTAAAGATCCATTAGGACTTATATATGAGCAACGAATTTGTGAGATGTCGTACGGATTGAGTCCAACTGCACAACCAATTACTGCTGCAGAAATAGTACAAAAAATTCAAGAAGCAGAGAAGACTGGTGCAACACCGGTTAGTATTACTGCAGTAACAACCCCACAACAACGCAAGACTGGTAATGATCATTTACCTATTATGAAAGTATCTCGTATGAATGGTATGATTAATGCAGATTATGAAAAATCTGTTAATCGTCAACGCGAACGCGAAGGACTTGAAGCGGATTTCACTCGTGGTGCGGGATGGGGAGAGCATATTTCGACTGCGATTGTACAAGGAAAGAACGGTTTATCGTTGGCTATTCAACCTAATCCGAACAATCCACCACCATCTTCAGTATATGTTGGAACTGGTACAGGTATTCCAACTGTTATAACTTCAGAACCAGGAGAGTTTATTAATCCTCCATACACTGGAAACAGTCAAGGTGTTGCAAAAAAGATTCCATATCGTAGAGTTCTTATTAGTAACATCGCTGGGATCGTTATTGGAAAGACAGAATATATAGTAACTGATTTAAGCGCTACACAGAAGGAAGTTCTTGAAGTATCTGGTTTGAAGCAATAGATTGTATAAATATTTACAGCTATGAAAAATCAGACCTTCCACTGGGAATTACGAACTATATTAACACAATTTGAAGATGCATTCAATGATATTGTAATTAATCGTTATAATATTGATAAAGAGGCTAAAGATCAGATTCAAGTTAATTTTCGATATTCACCTAAAAATAGAGTTTTGCATGATTTAGTTCAGAAGAACCAGCATCTAAAACTCCCTATTGTTTGTATTTCCAACGGTGGATTAAAAAGAGCGCCAGAAAGAGTATTCACGAAGCATGATGGGTCGTATTGGACAGATACAACAACACCATCAAATTCTTCGTGGATACATCTACTCCAACCTGTTCCTGTTGACTTGACAGTCAATATGTCTATCATAGCTAGATTTCAACAAGATGTAGATCAAATCATATCGAATTTTATTCCATATTGTGATCCATATGTTGTAGTTAGCTGGAAGTGGCCTGATTTAATTCCGTTTGGAGAGTTTGAAATTCGAAGCCATGTGAAATGGAATGAAAATATAAACTTTCAGTATCCATTAGATATTGGTGCTAATCAGTCTTATAGAATTATAGCTGATACTTCATTCACTATTGAATCTTGGATGTTTAAAAACAGTCCAGGTCCAGGTAAACCTATTTACGTTGTGGATACTACATTTGCTACAGTATCCGATTTCGACGCATATGCAGATATGAAAGCTAGAGAATCAGAATATAATGCAGATCATACAACCGATTATACAGTTATATCAGCAAGACCACAATTCTTTTTATGTGAACCATTCGCAATATACGAAAATGCGCCTAGTAGTTTACGTTTATTAGGTAATATGCTTGATTATACTGAAGCTGTTTATATTAGCAGTTCTGATTGGACAATGTTTGACACAACCTCAAGTTCAACATTAAGCTCAGGTGTAACATATCAACCAGTATTAACAACAACTACAACAACATATCCTGGATTTTCTGGAATATATATTGAGAAATCAGCATGGATTGCACAGGAACATCGGATAGATATATCATTAACTCCACAATCTTCTGGTAGATTTGATATAATTGCAACAAATCATGCTGGTTATGGGTTGTTAACTGAGGACACTATAAGACCTACAACCAATCCGTATCCAAGTGGTACAGACGCTTACGATAACTATATTGAATATCAGTATCCATGTGTAAGTGGTGTAGAAGTTCTAACTATTTAATATATTGATAATTAAATAAGAAGGAAAGAGTGCGGAATACTCTTTCCTTTTTTTATGTTGATATAAATAATTAAACAAAATATAAGGAGAATTTATGGCCAACGGTATGGGAATGTCAAATGCAGGTAGAAGTGGTACGGGTTCTGCTGGTAAAAGCTTTATTAGTACGTTAATA